ATATGTTCTGTTTTAATGTGTTAGAAACAACGTTTGTTAAATTACCGCTTTCATCATAGGACAATAGCTTAACTCTTACTTTGTTATCTTCCTCCATCACATTGACTTTTGCTGGCGCTCCGTATGTTGATGGCATCGTTTCAATCATTGATTTATAATCATTTAGAGTCACCGCTCTATTTTGTGCTGCAAAGTTATATGCAACCATTGCTCTTAGTTCTTCAACAGTTGGTTGATCAGCTCCACCAACAGCTGGTGTTACGTTAGTTACACTCAAAGATTGTGAAACTTGGCTATTTGTGTCAGAATTAGGACCTGTAATGATAAAATCCGAATTTTCCACATTATTGATGACACCAACCCCAATGTTACTTTCTTTACCACCACCTATTCTATATTTTATGAATAGTGTTGTATCTTGTTTTGGGATTGAACCTAATGAAAGATTGTTTAGATATGATGATAAATTTACTTTTAATTTATCTGTAATATAATTGTCTAAGTTATCAAGTGGATCGACGTTTCCTGAGCCAAATGTTAAAAAGAAATAACCTTCTGGGGTGTATTCAGTAATAAATTTATTTTGTACTGTAACATATTCTCCAGCTTTGAAATTTGGTCTATCTGAAACCCCGGTTGTGCTTGGAACAAACACCTTGTCTTGAACTAGAGATTGAACTTCATACCATTTATTAGGATCGCTTATAAACTCGCTGTAAGCTGGATTACCAGCAAATGTGGTTCCTTCTTTATGGATCACAGAAGAAACACCAAGAACGTTTCTTTCTGGTAAAAATATCTTTAAAAAGGGCTTTTGATCTTGTTGACTAATTACTTTTCTAAAAATCTTAGTTACCCCATTAACAACCGGCTCTCTTTTTACAATTGTGTAAGAGATTAATCTGTTGTTATTATCAAAATTGGGTAATTTTAATCTGTTTGGTTCGCCTTTACTATTAAAAGGATTTGAAAAATCGATATCTTCAATTGTTTCAAATACTTGTCCTCCGCCTGAAATTTGTGCTCCAGCTCTTAAAATTCCTTCGTATCTGTCATCATCTTTATCACCTCTAGCCGGTACATTAATACTAAAATCACACAAAGCTACTGAAGGTCTTAACCCAGGAATTCTAATACCATATGTTTTTGCAATATGAAATAAAGATTGTCTTTTTTGAGCAAAATCTAACATTGTTTCTTGCCAAACTCTATCAATATGAAAATGTAGGTTATCAGAAACAGCCGCGTTTAAATCCAATAAAACAGAATAAATCGACGCGTCGTTTGTATTTTGAATAATATCTGGGTAATATTCTTTAGTTAAATTTACCAGGTCTTGTCTCAACCCAGCAAAATCCCTGTTGGTATATGCTATCTTTTTGCTCATATTATATGTTAATAATTACAAAGTCGGAACTGGAAAATGTTCCATTATTTGTTGTATAATCAATTCTTATTTTAGCTGTATATGGTTTAGTAGAACCATCGCCAACTCTAAATAATCTGGTATCTTCATCTTCACTAATGCTTGAGGCACCGTCTTCTGGATCTATATCAGGATTAGTTATTTTTATTGCGTTTATTTCTAGATTTGGTATGTAAATTTTAACAGTTTCTCTAATCTCATCCTCTATACTGCTATAAGTAATACTGTCGTTTAAATCAAATATGTATTCATATAATCTAGTGCCAAAGTCAGGTAAAAAATATCTACTTCCTTTTCTAGTCAATAGCAAATGAATAAGGTTTGCTCTTACCTCTTCATCTATATTCAATGTCATTCTAGTATAGTCACCTAACGCGCTATTTCTAAAAGGAAAATCTATACCATATTTTGTAGCCATATCAATAAATATAAACAATACTAAAATGGATATAAATAAAAAACCCAACCGAAGTTGGGTTTTAGTATTGTGACTTGATATTCGCACCCTGTATTGTCAAGTCCTGGATGCTCAAGGTACGCCTTGACGACAGCTAAACTTTGAGGGCGCCACCCATTATCTTACGATCCACATCCTTCACACTCAAATGGGGAATCATCTGGTCTACTAGCCATCATTACAACTTCAGGTGTTTCTTCACTTATAATTGTATTTTGAGGCGTAGTATATGTTGTTTGTTGTTTTGGCTGTGTTTCAGCAACAGGTTTTACTGTTGATGTATCTAAACCTAAACCTTTAATTGGATCAACGGCAGATCTTGTTCTCAAATAATACATACCAGTTTTAAGACCTAATTTCCAACCGAACAAATGAGCAGCAAGTACTTTAGCTTTTGTTGCATTGTCGATGAATAAATTCATTGACTGTGATTGATCAATAAAAATACTTCTGTTAGCGGCCATTTGTAAAATTCTCTTTTGAGACATTTCCCAAACAGTTTTATAAACTTCTTTAATCGGTGTAGGGATTTCTGGGATGTTTTGAATAGAACCGTTTTCAAGAATTAACTTCTTTTTCAATTCTTCATTCCATAAGCCTAAGTTCATTAAATCCTTAACCAAGTGTTTGTTTACAACAATAAATTCACCACCTAATGTTCTTCTTGAATAAAGATTTGTTGTAAATGGTTCGAACGCTTCATTGTTACCTAAAATTTGCGCAGTTGATGCCGTTGGCATTGGTGCAACAAGTAATGAATTTCTAACACCATACTTTACAACTTCTTTTCTCAAGGATTTCCAATCCCATCTTCCAGACATATCTTTATCTGTCTTACCCCACATTTCGTATTGGAAAATACCTTTTTCTATTGGTGAACCGGAAATAGATTCATATGCCCCAACTTCTTTTGCAATATCTTTTGATGATGTTACTGCAGCAAAATAAATTGTTTCAAAAATTTCTGTTTGTAATTTATCTGCCTCTTCACTTTCAAAAGGTAGTGACAACATGCAGAACACATCTGCTAATCCTTGTACACCCAAACCAACTGGTCTATGTTTGAAGTTAGATCTTTTAGTTTCTTCTGTTGGGTAAAAATTCAAATCAATAACATTATTTAAATTCTTAACAACTTGATAAGTGTATTCAAATAATAATTGATGATTAAATTCACCATCTAAAATATATTTTGGTAGGGCGATAGAAGCTAAGTTGCACACCGCTTGTTCTGTTGGTGAACTATATTCAATGATTTCAGTACATAAATTTGAGGATTTAATTGTACCTAAATTCTTTTGATTTGATTTATAATTAGCAGCATCTTTATATAACATGTATGGTGTACCTGTCTCAATTTGTGCTGTTAAAATAGCGTCCATAAGTTTTCTGGCTTTCATCACCTTTCTAGCTTTACCTTCTGACTCATATTGTTCGTATAAACGAGTAAATGCTTTGTCTTCCGGTGTATCGTATGCATCAGAAAGTCCTGGTGCTTCGTCTGGTGAAAATAATGACCAATCGCCATCAGATTCAACGCGCTGCATAAACAAATCTGGTGTCCACATAGCTAAGAATAAATCTCTAGCTCTCATTTCTTCCTTACCGTGATTCTTTCTTAGATCGATGAATTCCAACACATCTGAATGCCATGGCTCAAGATAAATTGCAAAAGAACCTTTTCTTTTACCGCCTTGATTAATCCAACGAGCAACTTCATTGTAGGTTTTCATCATTGGTAATAAGCCATCTGACATACCTCCGGTACCTTTAATATAAGCACCTTTAGCACGAACATCGTGAACATGTAGACCAATACCGCCAGCCCATTTAGAAATTTTCGCAACATCTTTGATTGTATCAAATAATCCATCGATATCATCACCTTTGTTTCCAATTAAGAAACATGATGACATTTGTGGTCTGCGTGTTCCAGCATTAAATAATGTTGGTGTTGCATGTGTATAAAAATGTTGTGATAAATCGTCATAAATTCTCAATGCCATTTGGACATCACCATTGCAAATACCAACAGCAACTCTCATATACATGTACTGTGGTCTTTCAACTGTTCTTTCGCCAATCTTTAAAAGATATGATCTTTCTAAAGTTTTAAAACCAAAATAATCAAAATCAAAATCTCTTGTAATGTTGATTGCACCGTCAATAATTTCTTTATTGTCCATTACAAATTCATACACTTCATCAGAAATTAATGTTGACTCTTTACCAGTCTTTGGCTCAATAAAAGAATGTAATTCTTTAATAGCCTGAGAAAACTTCTTTGGTGTTGTCTTGTGTAAATTTGTGACAGCTAATCTTCCTGCTAATTTTGCATAGTCAGGATGTGTTGTTGTCATAGATGCTGCAGTTTCTGCTGCTAGTACATCCAACTCTTTAGTTGATATTCCATCATAAATTCCTTGAGTAACTTTAAGTGTAATAAATGTTGGGTCAACATAATCCATATTAAGATCATCACATAGAGCACTAATTCTTTTAGTGATCTTGTCATATCTCATCTCTTCTAACGTTCCATCTCTTTTTAGTACTTTCATCTCAAATTATATTTTTAAAATTCCAAATCACCAAATGCTGATTCTAGATCTTCTGCTTCTGCAGTTTTATTAACACCCGCTTTTTGATATTCAGCAACTCTCTTTTCAAAGAAATTTGTTTTTCCTTGTAGAGCAATATTTTGCATAAAATCAAATGGGTTTTCTGAATTGTAAACCTTAGGAACGCCTAAAGCAACTAATAATCTATCTGTTACAAATTCAAGATACTGCGCCATTAAATCTGAGTTCATACCAATAAGTCTTACTGGTAAAGCCTCAAGAATAAATTCTTTCTCAATTTCTAAAGCACCACAGATAATATCTTTAATTTGCTTTTGTGATAGTTTGTTTTCAATATGATGATTGAATAGGTGGCACGCAAAATCACAATGCATACCTTCATCACGAGAAATCAATTCGTTAGAAAAAGTTAAACCTGGCATCAAACCTCTTTTTTTCAACCAGAAAATTGCACAGAATGACCCAGAGAAAAAGATACCTTCAACCGCAGCAAAAGCAATAAGTCTTTCAACAAAAGTTCCTTTTTCGATATATCTTAATGCCCACTCCGCCTTTCTTTTAATAGCAGGAACAGTTTCAATGGCATTAAATAATTTATTTTGTTCTTCCTTATCTTTAATGTATGTGTCAATTAACAATGAATAAGTTTCACTGTGTATATTTTCCATCATAATCTGAAAGCCATAAAACATTTTAGCTTCAGTGTATTGGACAGCGTTAACAAAATTCATTGCAATATTCTCATTAACAATACCATCAGATGCTGCAAAAAATGCTAATACATGTTTAACGAAATGCTGTTCGTCTGCGTTTAATTTATTCTCCCAGTCATAAATGTCTTGCCCTAAATCAATTTCTTCAGCAGTCCAAAAACATGCTTCTTGTTGTTTATAAAGCTTCCATAGGTCATGGTGCTCGATTGGGAAAAGGACAAAGCGTCCGGGATTGTCAACTAGAATCTTCTCGGTCATAGTGTTTGTTTTTTTATTTATTTAATAATTCTTTTTGTGCTAGATATTCG